ACTGTAACAATTTCATTAGCTGTAGCATTATTTAAAGCTGTTACCGCTCCAGCAGAAGCATCTTCCCATGCGACAGCTGCACCTGCACCGCCAGAAGTTAATACTTGACCATCGGTACCATAATTAGCACCTGCAATTCCTATTTCATTATCCGCTGTAAATCTGAATTTCTCAGCAGCTGCTTCTGATTTACCTAATGCAAATACTAAATCTGTATTATTAACAGAAGCACTAAATGTATCATCTGCTTCTGCCCATATAGAAGCACCCACTAAAATAGAATCAGTACCATCCGATTCTAAAGGTGCTTGAAAATCTATTCTTCCTAATTTATCTGCATCAACAACAGTAAGTTCACCTGTAGTCAGTTTTAAATAACCAGGACCTGCTGCAGTTGCTCCTCGTATGTCGAGTAAGTCTGCTGATTCATCCCAGTGCATAAATGCACCAGCGGAAGCTCCAAAGAATTTTACATCGTGTCCTGTGTCATCAACACCAACTGTTATTGTGCCTAATGCTGTTAAACTAGCACTAGCTAAAGTTAAAAGATCCGTATCACTTGTGTGACCAATGGTTGTGCCATTAATATTTACATTATCAACTGTTAAAGTTGTAAGAGTACCTAAACTTGTTATATTGGTTTGAGCTGCAGTTGTTACTGTAGCTGCTGTTCCTGAAGTATTACCCGTTACATCTCCTGTTATATCACCTACAAAAGCAGTAGATGTAATTGAAGTTGCTCCTGTAACTACTCCTGCATCTACACTAATTGTACCATCTAATAAGATTGCTGAACCAGAAGCGGGTTCAATATTTATTGCTGCTCCTGAATCTAAAGTTAATATACCTGCTGAATCAATGTCTACGGTACCATCTGCTGTTATTTGAATATTTGCGGCAGCGGCTGCTGCATCAGTTGTTACTATACTTAATGTTCCATTTGTTCCAGCAGTTAATACAGCTGTATCACTAGCTGAACCTGTCATAGTTACAACTTTGCCATCTACGGCAACATCATCTACAGTAAGAGCTGTTAAAGTTCCAAGACTAGTTACACTACCTTGTGCAGCTGTTGCTAAAGTACCTGTTAATGTTCCTGTAACTGTAAGATTATCTGCAACTGTTACTTCTGAAGTTGAATGTCCTAGAGTAATTGCAATACCAGAAGTCTCTGTTGCAACCTTTAAAGCGCCTACTGCATTTGTAATATATGAATTTGATCCATCGTGATAAAGAGTTAAATCTTGACTATCACCAATTTTTAATGGAGTTGAATCTGTTAATAATAATGAATCTGCTGATTCATCCCATAAAGCATAGCTTCCTGAAGTTGCCCCAAATAATTTAACATCATAACCCGTGTCATCAATACCAACTGTTAAAGTATTATGTATTTGATGTGATGCAATACCAGTATCAACCATGTTTGGATTTGTTCCATCATCAGCAGTAGCATAAACAAGTTTTGTTCCTTTATCTGTACCTTTAAAAACAACTGTGTCACCTGATCCAGTGACATATTTAAATGTAACAGTATAATTTCCTGATGTACCATTCATCAGAATATACATTTGTTGAACATCCAAAGGAACTGTAACTGTAGTGGCTTCACTAATCGTTCCAGTAAATTTTATAATTCTGTGTGCAAGAGTTGCACCTGTTGATCCATCAGAAACAGATAATGTAGTTGGAGTTGATGTTACTGATTGTTCAACATAACCACCAGAAAGTTGTTCTATAATTTGTAAATTGGTATTGGTAGTTGTACCCCATGTACCAGCGTTCTCGCCAGTGGTCATTAACTCTGTACCAAGTACCGTATAACTTGATGCCATTAAGCGCTCCCTACAAATACTTCAACATCACATGAATCTGTATCAGCAAGTGCTGTGATATCGACTAAATCGTTTAATGATACTGTAATTGCAGAACCAGCTGCATGCATAGTATCTTTAACTCCGCCACTATTATCACCAGGATAAATAAACGAGTGTCCAGCGTCTACCTTCATACAAAACTCTGTACTGTCTTCATCTCTAAATGTTAATGTAAGGTGATTCGTTGAATCTAAATTTGTAATTCTAATGTATCTAACATCGTCCTCATCGAATTGACCTGCTAGATAACTTTTTGATAAATCTGTTGAAGAAGCTGTAGCAAAACCTAACAACCCTGTTTCAGTAGTTGAAATGGTTACTATTCTTTTAACAATTTCATTAACACTAGAAATATCTAATGATCTTTCACTGTTGTAACTATTATTGTTAAGTGTGATTTCTTCTATTACTTTAGTTGTTAGTGTTGCCATATTCTATCCTTACGGTGTCGGAGACTGAACGGGTATACGTGGTTCACCATCTGTATAATCGTCTCGTCTTCTTCTACCTATTTGTTCTCCACCGAATTTTTGTGCTTCGGTTTGATATTTTTGTTCGTATAATTGTAGCATATCCATTGGGCCTTTTAAATAGCTAAATGCTTCTACCAAGCAGGCGTATAAAAGTCCATTACCAAAATTAAGACTTAAAAAAGTTGTCGTATTTGCCGAGCTCAATCCTAGAGGTCTAGCATTATAATGTAATTTATACATGAAAGCTGAACTTGGAGTAGGCACAATTGTTATTCTTCCTGAAGAAGAAGCTCCAGCTCCTGTCGCTCCTCCTGACATTGCATAATATTTGGGTGTGCCAGTAGTCGTTTCAGCTGCATCATATTCTCTTAGAAAAGAAATATCTTTCTTTTCTAAAAAGCTATTAGCACCTGTTGCTGCTGTTGTTGAAGTATAAACCTGTATTCCTCTGACAAACAAAGTTCCCGCAGGAGCATTTACATTGTCTTTTGAAGCAACTAAATTGCCTATAACTTCTTTTCGATCTGCATCAATTGGAATATCTCTTTGTATTCTAAGTTCTGAATTATCTATAAACTGATCTGTGATTGTACTTGAAAGTACGCCCGTTCCAACTTCCGTATAATTCTGAATTGCTGTTGTAAGTGTTGAATATGTAAATCCGGCCATTATGCTGATAGAGTTACTGGTCCTACTGAGACTGGAAACCCTCCTCCTTTCACGCTACCTGCTGTTGCAGTATTTGTGTTAACTGTAAAATAAAACCAATCATCTGTTTGATCTGTGTCTCTACTACCGCCAACATACTTACCTGTAGTAATAGCATAACCTGAAGCATATGCAATATTTGATCCTGCTATACCATCAAAGCTAACTGGATTACCATATCCTGCAGAACCATCTGAAACTGTTGGTGCTCCTCTAAATCTGTATGTTGATCCATTTGTTAACCCATGATTCGGCGCATAAACATTTATAATTCCTGATGACGCTGCATACGTGGTAAACGGATCATGTGGTAGTAATTGTGCCACAGCATTTTCTGTTCTATCTGATCTTATATTTTGTAATCCTTGTGCATCTCCACCATGAGGTCTTGGCTCTAATTGAGGTTGTTTATTTTCATATTCAGATTTATGAACAAACATTCCATTCCATTCTCTAACCATTTCATTGTATGGAAAAGCCATTCCTGATCGGTCTGATATTGCCTGTGCGTATTTTCCTCTTGCGTATGCCATTATATATTCGGGTAGTAATTCTTCGGAGTTATATAAGTACTAGCTGAAGAACCATCTTCTGCTAATGCTCGTGCTAACTCGTCTTCATACAACAATTTCATTTGTTGTACTAATTGTGGGTTAAATTTTTGTGCTAAATAAAATGCAAGTCCTGAAACCATACAAGGTACAAATCTGTATGGAATATTTGTTGCATCGGTGTAAGTTGCATCTGCATCTTGAAGTCTTTTTACATAATAAATATGAATATCTTTAGATGCATTTGTTGAATCTGATGTTGGGTAAACGGTTAAAGTTGTTTTGTCCACGAATCGTTGAACAAAATATTGTGATGGTGTTCCTTTAGAAAGTTTACTTGATAAAGCAGAATAAGCAGATCTAGCTATTTTTGTAAGAGAAGAATCAGATTGACCTGTTGCTGTTCTATCAGATCTAAGTGTTGCTTCAAGAATATCTGCTACACCATAAACGCTTGCTGGAGCAGTTGTTACTGAACTTGTTCCATCACCTGATGCTCTGTAAAAAGTATATTCAGCTTGTCCTTCGATAACATCAATATTAGTTTCAGCTACTTCCCAGTAGTGCAAACCTCTATTACCCCATTCTTGAAAAAGAACGTTTAAAGATCTTCTTGCTGATTTTAATTGATAACCAGAAGTTACTTGTGAACCTATACGTTCATAAGCTTCTGCAATAATTTCATCAACAGAAAACGTTTTGTCAAAAGTGACTGTTCCAGAAGTAGTATTCGCCATGCGCTACCTCCTAATATAGCTTCTTAAATTCTGCTATTACCGTATACATGTTTCCAGAATCAGCGGCACCTGGAACTACAAGATTAACATCACTTTCATTAGTATTTGCTGATTTGTCCGTTTTTATTCCACCAAATTCTCTGAAGTCCCAATAACCTGATCCTGTTAAACCAATAATAGGTATATCACCGTCATCATCTTCTTCATCCATACGAACATAAGTATCTCCGCCATCTCCAGTATCACTAGAAAACCATACTCTTTGTAATACTAAGTGTAGACAAGATGCCCCATTCTCATCTTTTGCCATTGCTGAAACATCACCAAAAACTGTTGTTCCACCACCACCATCTGATTGATTTACATATTTGATAACTACTCTTGCATCATTTTGTTGTAAGATAGTTGGTCCTGTTACTACGTCTGCCATAATCCCTCCTTAATCAAGATTACTAG